GTTGACCATCTAAATAAGCCTCTATAGCAGCAGACTCACGAACATTAAGTGGTCGCATTGCTGTAACGCCATTTTCATCCGTTGTTGGAATAACGGATTGATATAATCTATCAATCAGAGATTTAACCGTGCCAACTCGCAATGATGTTTGCGCACGATTAATAGTATCTCTAGCAACATCTTTCGGAGCAGTGTTTTCAATACGATCCAGATTAGATTGCAGCATTTCAGATACTGTTTGATATGCACCCTGATTAATAAAAGGTTGCATCTTTTCAATAGTTTGATTTATTCCGCCATCCGGACCAGCATCAAATAGACCTACTTCCCAACTATATCTATCGGCTCTTTCTTGTTCATTTGCCGCAGAATCTTCTAGCTGTTTAATCTGACCAACATCTTGATAAAGACTAGTTAAATCTGAAGCTAGAGCAGAGCTTAGTGCTGCTGAAAAATTTCTTTGGGTTACGTTACCGTCAGCATCTACCAAATCAACAGCAAATGATTTTGCAAATTCAACAAATGGCTTGAGCCTGTCATCAACAGCCTCAACTCCAGAGCCGCCAGCATTTATAACTAACTCAGCAGTTTTAATATCTTCTTGCGTTAATGGATTAGTGCTAGTTTTAGAAGACAGATAAAGAGCATTAATCTGGTTTTTTAAACCAGCAGAAATGCCAATAATTAATTTGTTTTCTTGTGCTGAATAAGTGCGACCATCATAAATAGTAGACTCAAGACCATTGCGCTGTGCTTGAAAAAACCCTGTAATTTGACCAAACAGTTCTTGCTGGCTGTCAGGGTTTGTCAAATCTACAGATGATGTTGTTTGAGAAAGAATAACAGCATCTTTCTCTGCTCTTTCTTGCAATGAAATAGATTCATTTTGACGATCACGATCTGCTTTTCTTTTAATAAAATCAAGCTCAGTGCTTGCAATCAAAGACCCGCTCATTCCAGAAACAACTTGCTGGAATCTTGGCAAAGCATTTTCAGTTATGTTTTGGGCATAATTTCTAAATCTTGTTGAATATTCTTCAAAGCCATTAGGCTTTAAATATGTCTCTGCATAAATTCTAGCTGATTCAGCTTTAAGATCATCCTCAGTTTCTGTTACATACCTACGCTCAATAACAGATTGATACGCTTTAGATGCAGCACGACCAAACTGGCTAGGAACAGAAAACGCCTCTGGCTGTCCAGTCTCAGGGTTAATAGTGCGCACTTGCGATGCAGCAACAGATTGAGCAAGCTCTGCCCCTTCTTTCCGCGCGTCTTCAACAAGAGTTTTAAAAGAGCCTTGTATAAGAGTATCTGCAAGTTGACCAACGCCAGCAGCAACAAGACCGCCACCAAGATCAGCTTTTACAACACCTATTGGCTGATTCAAAAATTGTCTCTTTTCACGAATAACAGCCATTAATCATTATCTCCAAACAACGCATTAGTTGTTCTGTATTCTTCATACCTAAACAACCCAGATGCAATAGCAGAGCCTGCACCCAGCAGTGATGCTCTATATGCAGCCCTACCTCTTGCTGTCACAGCCCTTTGTTGCGTTAGGTTTTGTGCCATTTGAATTGTTGTCTGGCTTTGGATTGCGCTAACATCTTTGCCAGCAATTTCTTTTTGCTTCGCCATAAATGCTTTAACGCTTCGATCACTAGGATCTCTGCCTAACCCACTAAAAAATGTAGCCCTATTAACAGCTTCATTTGCGTCAAACTGTGCGTTGCGCAGATTAATTCTCTCTAGGCCAACGATTTCGTCTTGTTTTCTTTGAAATTCAAGTTGCGCACGATCAAAAGCAGCCTGAGATTTAGCTGCTCTGCCTTGAGACAAAGTAGAAATAACACTAAGCCCAGTTCCTATGGCTTGTAGTGCAAACATGCTTGGTGCCATTAAAACGTTACCTCCGCGACAATACCATTAAGCTGCAAAGATACAGGCGCAGTCTGAGTAATCTTAACAGTTGGATCTTTGCTATACCCCAGCAATCTAAACTCACGTTTGCCAGTAACTGCTTCACGGGCTTGGCTAAAATCATCAGTTACAGTGCGAATAACCAGCTTCTTATCATTCACTGATACAGACAAAGTATCAAGCAGGTCAACTACAACACGGTTTACAGAACGTGGCTCACCTGTAAGTGGGCCATTAGTAACTTGTGCATCAAGCGGCAATGTTTCAGCCTCAACATTAAAGTCAAAGCCAATCTCAGCAGATGTTATCTCTTGCACAGCAGACACATCTACATTGCCACTAGCTACAGTAAACTCACCAAGATAGTCATTGCCACTTACTACTTTTACAACAGCACCATTGGCAAAGTGGCTAGACACATCAAACACACCGGCAGTGCCAGTAAAGTCATCAGAAAAGTCCATATTCAAACTTGAGTCAAACTCCATCAAAATATGCTTGTCTGTGCCAGCACCAGTATCATAGGTGCCAATGCAGAACACACGATCATCTACTGTGCATACAGAATGAAACTTGCCTGATGTAGTCCACTGTGTCCAACCAGCACGTTGCTCTGCCCTGTTCGATGTAAACACAGCTAGCGTACCATCGTTATTCAAAACAAAGGCATAAGACTCAGGGCGGTTGATTGCACCGCGCAAAATTGACATTTGCACCGGTCCTGTAATCAAGTGCGGCGATAATACAGAAATGCCAGTAGATACATACGCTGCTTCTGAATCAGAATAGATATACTCTCGCACCACAGAGCCAGTCTTCTGCACATAGATAGTGGCACCATCAAATGAGTTAGGGCGTACAAAGTTTGCCCCATATGATGTTTGCCTACGCACCTGCGCATTGGTCGGTGTAATTGGTTTCTCGGTAAATGACGGTATGTACATCTCAGATGTACTGGTAAAGATCTGCAAGTCACGATTAGACACCAAATGCCTGATCGTATTGATCTCACCAATAGATGCTGTAATATCTAAAGCATCGTCATCTTCTGCATTACCAATATCAAAGTTAAAGTAGTCAGCAGATTTGCTTGCCCAGATGCCGTCAGGCTGGGCTAGTGTGCCACCTAGCCACAGCCTGTTCTCATGAAATGTAACTGCACCGGGATAGCCGCGCAAAGAACTGTAAGACTGCTCACCCCATTCTGTAGATGCAGCATGGGTTACAATCTTTGGAGAACCACCACCAATAGTAGATTCATTAGCAGAAGAACCAGCAGTTACAACAAACTCGTTTTCGTTGATAACTTCAGTGACAGACCGAGTGCCATTAATGTTGTTAGCTGATATGCCGCCAACCGCACCCGCTGCTGATATTGTTATTGAGTCACTTGTTGATAGACCGTGATTGGCAAAGGTAATGTGGATGTCTGTGCTGCCATCTGTGGTCTCAATAGCATCTTGGTCAAGATGCACTAACAATTCATCAGTAACATCACCAGTCGCCTGTGTTGCAGACTGAACAGACTTAATCTCAATCTCATTATTGTGATACCGAAGAACAACACCAACATGTTTTGAATCAGGATAGTTCCCACCTGATTGTGATCCTGTTGTGTCAAAATAGTTTTCACTAGTAGTAACTGTAATGCCATTACCGGTTGTAGCGGATGGATCAAGAGTTACACCAACATTTTGGAATGAATAGTACGGCTGATTAATTCGGTAGCCATCTGCGCTTTCGTTGAACGTCATAAGCTGTAGTTCAAACGTAGTCAGGCTAGTGCGCACCAGTTTACGCACCATAAACGTTTGGTGTGCAATAAACATTACATCACCAAACTGAGCGTAAGTTAGCTCTGGCAACTTGGCATTGGTAAATGGGATTGCATTGCTATCAACGTCCTGTGTAAGCGTCTGTATTAAAGACACTGCGCCAGTAGTAGGACTAATCTGAAATACGCGAATCTTGGCGCTTTCCAGACTTACAATGTATCGCTCATCATCAGAAAAAATGAATGGCACCAGCCTGAGTTGCTGCGTGGCGGAGGAATCCACGGTGGTGTCGAACTCATATATGCGGCGGGTGCCAAAGCGTTTAAGCAAACCACCCTCATTGCGCAGAAAGAAGTTTTCTATTTTCTTCGCAGAGTTGTTGTAGAGTGGAGTGTCAGTTCTCGAAACAAGCGATGGGCTGATCTCACCATACTGAAAGTTACTAATCGGTACGCGGATTCTAGCCATTAGCTTCGCCTGTCAGTAATAAACCTCGACGTTACCAGCTTGCGCGTGGTCTGCTGCTGCGCATCCAAGCTACGAGCCTTTGCCATTGCTTCTTGCCCTGCTTGCTTCATCAGTGATGCCAAACCAGAGTCTCTGGCAATAGACGTTGCAAACAAGGTTGCCAGTGCATATTCAACAGCAAGCGTGAAGTACGAGGGCCAGTCTTCTTCGTTAGCCCGATATGTGTAGTCCGCAATCACAACATCTGTAGGCGATGTGTCTGCGTAAATCTTGTCACCGTAAATCTGATACTCAATAGGCAGGTCATTAACAGTTACTGCATGTACCATAAGAGTACCGTTAGCCTGTTGATAGGCATACTCATAACGACCTGTTGGTGCGTCTGTCAGCCTGTTCAATACAGCCTGATTGGTAGAGAAGCGCCACCTAGCATTAACCAGTGACGCTCTAGCAACATCTTCATACAGGTTCACAGCGACAAGAGCCTCTGTGGTACCGTCTTCAAAAGAAGTAATCGGATCTGCACCAATCAGGATCAATGCCCTTGAGCAGATATCTACCGCTGAATTTGCTGCCGTACTGGTCATGTCAGTAGAGGGGGCCGTAGCCCCCTCTCCCTATTTTAGTCGCCGTCAGTTTCAGCGATAGCCGTGCCATCAGAGACATCGACTACTGAACCTGTGTTCGACAGGACGTTCACAAAGTTTGTGGTTGGAGTATTCGTATCCACAACAATGATAACGTCACGAACAGCCAGCATATTTGCGGCATCGTTAAAGTAACCAGAGGTGTTTACAGTCCCAATTGCATCAGCAGAACTGTAGAGCCAAAGATCACCGTTTGAAGCACCGCCAATACGAGTGAGATTTGCTGCACTATAAGCCATTTGTCACCCCTATTAGTTGTTGTCCAGAACTTCGTACACACCGTTATCGTCGATAACTTTTGCACCCATCGACATCATCGAGGTTGCAAGGTGTGATACTTTTTCTGGTACATAGTTGATCTCAGTCGAGACATCTGCATTGATGCCAAGACCAACAGCCGAGGTGTGGTAGGCCATGTTCTTACCAGCAGTGATTGCCGAGGTAGAGAACACCTTAAAGCCCATGAACTCTTTCATGGTCATGCCACCAGCAAACGGCAGGTTCTGTTCACCAACAAAGTCTGACGATGCAAACTCAGTAATAGTAAACAGGTCTGCGTAACCCTTCGGGTGCATAGCCAGATAACGGCCACCATCCTCAGGAATGTTTGCAGTACCAAACGTCTCAAACAGAGACAGGATATCGGCAAGCGCCAGAGCGGAGCCAGTATCGTGAATCTGAGTCGAGTTGGCACCCGCATCCATTGCTGTGTAAAGAAGCTCGTCAGTCTTACGACCAAGAGCAGCAGCAGCAGATTGAGCCACAGCTTGACGCTCGTTGATGTTGACCTTGAGTTCATCTAGCTTGTCGATGTACTCAGCAGCGTAGAAGTCTTCCATAGTTGCTTCCACTTGAGTGTGTGCAAGCTCCATAGGAGTAACGTTGCCGTTGCGCGACTTGGTGGAGGCAGAGCCAGCACCGATCTTTTGGAAACGAACAGTCGAGCCAGTCACATTATTTGCCATGCGCACAGTGTTCCGCAGTTTGGAACCCATACGCTGATAAGCCATGTGAACCTCAGACTCGAACTGCTTAATAAATGCGACATCAATAGTGTTCGCCATTTTACAGTCCTCGTAAGATTGTTTTCACGTTCACGGTTATCTGTTTGGCATCCTCAACGCGATTGTCCTTGCGGGTCGCTCAGTGCATTACAGGCCGACTTAATTCACCAATAACATCATTCTTATCTACAACGCAACGCTCAAATCGCATGAAAGTATGACTGTTTATTTCATACATGCTTTCATCAAACGTAAACCCGCACCAACTGAGCCACATAATTGTGTCGTGGTGGTCAGCAGGAACAAAGTTTTCAATGCTGTGATAATCACCTTGGAGCAACTCTATAGTTGGACGACAGCCCCTAAGAAATGGACGAAAGTTATAATTGATTGCATTAGTGCCAAGCAACCAAATGCGTCCTTGGTTATTATCTATTGGCACACTTCCGCACATCCCAATAGGCGTATCATCAAGTCTGAGTGTGTAGGTGACTGCGCCGTGTATAACTAGTGGCTCAGTAAGAGCCTCTAGCGGAGTCAGGTTGTGTATATAACACTCCCTGACATCCGCTTTGCGCATGTTGTCAGCAACACGCTCGGCATGTTCGGGTAGGCTTTTTATTAACGAGAGCCTACCAACTCGTATGGCTTCGTTAGCCATTTGAGAAGATGCGCCTAAAGCCATCATCAACTTCCTTTACGAAAGTCGGATCTCTACGAGCAGGATCATGATAGCGTGGATCAAGCATCTTTTGTCTAAGGTCAGCTTCTGTTTCACGTGAAACTTCAACTGCACCGTTGGATGGGCCTCCTTCTCGCATAGCTTCCATCACATGTTCAAGCACCATAATACCCTCTGCTGTTTCACACATACGCTCCACAGCGCCAAGCATTTCTTCTGGAAAAAACTGATTAGCAAACAAACTAGCAGCTTCTGTTCTTGCGCTAGCATTGTCGCCTAGTTTTTCTATCTCAGCATCATAGTCAGGCACATCAGCATTGATTGCCTGTGCATACATCTCAATGCCTTCGGCAAACTCATCCTGACTGTAACCATTTTCAAATGCAGTCTTTGCCCACCATTGCAGCAGTGGATTGTCTGTTGCCATTTCGTCATCGATGCTGTCAGGAAGAACGTAGTCACCTACATCGGCTGGCCTATTAGCATAGGCTTGCTCTTCCATCTCTTTCATAAACTGATCGCGGAATGTTTCTTCTTTAGCCCCGATCTTGCTTTCAAGGTTTGAGTAAGACTCAACCATATCTTCAAGAGACTTAAACTTCTCAGGCAGAGCAGCAAGCGGATCAGGTGCCGCTTCTGGCTCAAGCATCGGATTGCCACCCTCGGTTACAATACCGGAATCTTCTGCTTCAACTTCATTCATTTGATTTCACCTTTTGACCATGCCGGATGCGCGACTCTATTAGGCCCACGATGTATCGCTGCCCCTCCATATGACGCAACTCCGCATCAGAAACTGCTGCGCCATTAACTGCTTCGATTGTAATTGAACGTAGATACTTCAACACATCCTTGCCTAGTTCATCTTTGAACAAGGCTGCTATGTTGATGCTTATTTTCTCGTCATCTGGACGACTACGTTTATAGCCATCAAGACTGAGGTAGTTGTTCTGCGCCACCCATTGCTCCCTGTTGAGTCTGTGCATACTGTTGTGCCAAGGCCACAAGCTGTCTGCGTTCCTCAAGGTCGCGGATCAATGAATCTGGCACACCGAACTTCTTGCCCAAGTATGCTGCTGTTTCTTCTGAGTCGATCAGAATCTGCACCACCTGTGGGCCAAAGGTTGCTTGAACCAACTCAAGCCAACGCGCCACAGATGTAATGTCTTGGTTTGCCTGTGCCTGTGCAAGAGGCGACACAGATCGAACCTTTACTTCTCTGCCATTAATAGTCGGCAGTTCGATACGTCCCTGCTTCTTCAAGATGTAGACTACGCGCTGAAGAACAGGTTGTACCAACTCTGCTTGAAGTCGCCCAAAAGCAGAACCAATACGACGCGACAAGTCGGCCATACGCTCTGCAACTTCTGTTGCAGAAGCTGGGGTTCTATCAGGATTACCAAGCATGTCATTGTACAAGGCTCTCTTAATATTCAGCCTCATATCAGATAGCACAAGGTTAGCTACGTCAAACGAACCAGCAGCGCGGATTGGTTCCAAGCCACGAGAACCAGCAGCTTTCGGGATGACCGTACCCGGAACAAGACTAATAGTGTCAGGGTTGACTACTCCGTCATCTTCCATCTGGTAGATACCTGAGATAGCCATTTGCGCGTTCTCAAGTATAAGCTCAATAGTAAGATTCGTAGTTTTAATGGCACTAAGCGCATTGATGAGTGGACCTCGCCCATAGACCTCGCCACTGCACTTCGACCAGCGGAAGCATATAAAAGGATTTGACCCCACACCACGATACTTCTCCTCTCTGACCACTTCCTTGTTGGTGCAATCAATAGCAAAGAATAAGTAGGCTTCGTCATTTTTGACTGAATAATCTTTACACACAACTTCAAGGATCTTCACCTTGTCATCAGGTGCGTTCTTAATTTTATTTTGCAGCTTACTGCCAATGCGAGCATTTTTGTACATCAATGGAACATCTGATGCGCGGACTTGACGCTCACGATATACATGGTCAATGCGGTCATCCGGGCCGGTATCTAGCACTACATGCGGCAGTGGTACGGCAGAAAATACAATAGGGTTGATTGCATCACCTTCAGATACAGACAGCACACCAGTGCCGACAGCCAGATCAAGGAAGGACTCATGCACCTCCTGACCAAAGTTGCTGTTCTGAATTACCTCAAAAACGTACTCAGTTACTTCATCAAGCTCGTTATCAACGCCTTCACGCGCCTCATTTGGAACCTCAGATCCCGCACGAAAATCCGCCCATCGCGCAAAGTTTGGCACCAGACCTTGCTGCAAACGTGATGCAAACTCTTGCACACCAACAACAGCCGTCTCATCAAAGATCTTATCATCACGACGCTGACCTACCGCTTCATAATAAAACGACTCTCTTTGCGGCAGCGCATACTCGTAGCACTCCTCAAACAGATCGACAAAGTTCTCTCGCAGAGACTTTGCCTTTTCGTATTTCTTCATATACATGCCAGCAATCTTGTCATTGCTGTATGTGGCTTGCCCAACGTCAGTGTTTACAATCATGACTTATACCTATTGAAATAACCCATGCCACCGCCGGGGCCAGTAATCAAAGACCTGCGGCCAGATCCACTTGTTGTAGCCTGAACGGATTCCGCAAGAGACTCTTGCTTGCGCTGTTTACGTTCATCTAAAGCCTGTTGCTTTCTTTCAGCAGCTTCTGCCTCAACTCTAGGATCGACTGCTGGACCTCTATAGCCCCCGCCACCAATGCACATATCAGTCTCCTTTATTAACCTGTATCATCTTACATCCTTGCCCACAAGCCGCTGCGCTTTGGCTTCTTAGCCTTACGAGCAAAGACATCGTATTCTTTTTTAGCATTAAATGCTCTTAATGGCTTTTGCCCAGAAATAAGCTGACGCCCTTCACCAGCGCCTAACATCAAATATTGCAAAGCATCATGTATGTGCGAATACATGTTTTTTTCTGGCTTGTCATCAAACCTTTCCCCAGATACTTGCAAACGCTTATAGCTATAGCCACCTTCAAACCCTTTGATGAGCGTAGGACAGCGGCGGTCAATCAAGAACGCTGGCTTGCCATCTACCATCTTGTTCAAGTTGCTAGATACAGACTCAAGGCGCAGATCTACCGAGTTACTGTGTGTAGGCTGTGCGCGTAGGCCAGCACCGCGCAAGATCTGGAACGGTGTGCTTTCATCAGTCTGCGCACGAAAGTCACCCGCAGGATCACCAAAAATATGAACATCAAGATTGCCAAAGCGGGTAGCAATTTCTTGGCGCAGCATTTCGGCAAAACGCACAATGCCCATGTCTATTGCCACAATCTCAGATTGGATTAGCCACCTGCCGCGCACCTTTTGACCAAACACAGCAGCAGGGGTCAGACCAAAGTCGATGCCAATATACAGCGGTATACCATCAGCAATCGGGATCTCCTCTGTCGCAACATGTGTTTCAACATTGAACATCGGATAAACAGGCTTGCCTTCTTGGATAGTGCCAAGACGATTCATTACATACACATCAATCCAAGACTTTGTTTTGCCTCGGATTAGATTCGGGTAGTAGCTTTCAAGCATGTTCTTGGCGTTCTCAGCGCCAGTATTTTTAGCATAGTCCAAGACATTGCCGTTCTTATCCAACGCTTCCTTCATGCCAGACGGCTGCACATAGAAGTTCCAGTTGTCTGGCTTGACCAGCATACGCGCTTGCTCATGAGGGATGTGGTCAGGGACAGGTACCTCGCCAGACATAATGGGCCACCAGTGATCTTCCTCTGGCGCGTTTGTATCGGCAATCACCCCTGACCACGATGGCCCCCCATCACGCATGGAAGGGAAGCGACCCACGCGCATGGTACAAGCATCAATAATAGACTTCGGCACCTCTCTGGCCTCGTTAATCCAGATGCCAGTAAGTTCTAATGACAGCAGCTTCTTTACATCTTCTGGGCGATCAAGGGCCAAGAAAATAACCTCAAGTTCAAGATCTGCCTGTTTAATGTTGTGCGTGTATGGCACTGACCACATAAACTTGCCCCACTGATCCTCTGGGAACCAGTCAAGCCAAGTCTTAATTGTGGTTGTTCTAAGCTGTGGGTTGGTGTTTCGAATGATTGCCCACCGGCTGCGCCGGATACCATCCTTGTTTGGCTTCTGCTGTAAAGCGCGGCGAAAAACTTCAACGCAACAAGCAACCGACTTACCAGAGCCTACCGGCCCCCTAATGCCACGAAAGAACATATCGTCTTTCATAAATGCTTTAAGGACTTTGCCGTCAGGCTTATAGCTAAAGTTGGTCAACCTTCTGATCCTTGCCAAACTTAATCATCCGCTCAACCACCTCTGGGCCAATCACAGAGATTACCTTATCGGCTTCGCGATCAGTACAAATCTCTTCTGGGTGGTGAACAAGGTGTACTTTCTTCACCACCCTGCGCAAGATCTCTCGCTCTTCTGGTTTGAGCGTGTGCAGAAAACTCATCTGTAACTCGCAGTCTTTTTAGCAATGCTCTTCGGTTGCTTTGAGAACTGCTTGCCTCGACGTAGGGCAGCACGTTTCTTCCGGCTAGTGCGCTGATACTCCTCGTCACTCAGGGCAGAGATGGCGGCAGCAGGGAGATACCGCTCACCAGTAGCCTTGCTGCCCTGAGTGCTAGGCTTCCCTGACTTGGTGCGCCACTTCTGGCGTGTCCAAGCTCTCAAGGATTTCTGTGAAGCTGCTAGTGCCATTATCTTGGAACATACTCACTGATTGCGTCTTTGTTGACCAATGGCAACCCAGCGTTTCTATATTCATCTAGTGACGCATCTTTGCCAATCTTGAGTAAAGATCTACGCATCTTGTCCATGCGGCGCTGGTAGTCAGCTAGATCTTTGATTCTGCGCTGCTTGTCTTTATCAACTTGAGCAATCAGAGAAGACTGCGACTTAGAGCCAGTAGGGGCCGACATGCCAGCTACAATCTTTCTAGCAATAGCACGGAGGTTAGATGGGATCTTCTCTTCACGCTGCTTTACGCCACGATTTACCGCAGCATTGAACTGAGAGACTGTTAGCTTTCTAAGATCGGACATTAGTTTGTATATCCTCCGCCAGCCTTCTTATACAGAAGGGCTAGCCTTTGCGCTTTTCTTGCTGACCACTGACCCGGCCTTCCGCCCTTTCCCTCGCGTTTTACGCGGTTGAACAGGCGCTTCCTCAACGCTGGCTTCGTGTAGTTCCCCGCTTCGTTGACCGCCATCTTCAATCTCCACTAGACGCTTTGAGTCACGAGTGTAACTAGAACCAGACAGAACCCTGCCGTCTGGCATAATAAAATACGGCCCATCATAAGGAGTGCCGTCTCTGAACTGATACTTAGGCACCGCGCATCTTAGCCTTAACAATTTTATCCTGTAGATCCTGCGGCAGCTTCTTCTGTGCAGAAGTCAGCAAAGAACGAGCAGCCTTCTTGGCCTTCTTCTTTCCCGCAGCAGTGTAGGCGTACTTCTTTCCCATTACGTTAGGCATTTGCTTTCCCCTTCTCTTTAGAACGCTGGTAAGAGGCTAACAAAGAACGACCCCTGCGTACAGCACTGGCCTTGTCACCACGATGCCCCCATGCCTCTAGTGAGAGCTTCAATCTGGTCTTCTTCCCATCCTTGTACAGCGGCCCCTTGGCGCTGCCCATCCTTACCAAGAAGCTGCCCTTGCGCCGCTTCTTCTGTGGTGTGTCCGCCTTGGCCTTGACCGGTGCCTTGAGTCTTCCGCCGGTCTCCCGATTGTATGATGCGCGTCCGGCAGCGTTGAGGCCACCTTGAGGGTTCTGTCCTTCCTTGCGTTGCCATGCCGGTGTCTTCGCCATCAAACGTTCCTAAGATTAATCAAACTAGCCCTTGTGCCAAAAGCCGTCCTGCGTCCGCTACCACGCCGACGCTTCGTCGTCAAAGTCCCACCACCCATCTGCGCAACCTCAACAGCAGGCTCCTCAACAGGAGCAGCAGGCGGAGACGGTGGCGGACTATCATCCTTTTCTTGCTTGGGAGCAAAAGGATTCATGTCAGGACGCCCAGAATAAACCCGACCACCAAAAGTCCCCGGCTCGGTAACGCCAACAATAGAACCAGTCTTGCTAGTAACAGGCTTCACACTATAGCTAGGCTTGTCACCCAGCTTGCCAATAGTCGGCGTGTCACTCTTTAACTTGTCTAACAATCTTTTAGCAGAGGCTCTGCCAATCGTATTGAATACACCGCCAACAGTCCCAGCCTTGCCCAAACCCCTAGTGCCTACAGTCGCCCTAGTCTGTAAATCACCAAGCTGCTCCTTGGTAATGTCAGAACGACCAGCAAGATTAGCCGCCGCAATATCACTGCCAGTAATCGCACGAGCAGCACCGGGGCTAAGACCGCTAGCAGGCTTGTAACTTACGCCAACCTCACGCTGCTTGGCAGACGCAGGACCAATAAAATCCCTAGCAGCACCCTTGCGAACCCTCGGTGGATTTAAATTTTCTGATGTTCCCCCGCCGGGGTCTCCGCCTGTGCACATGCTTTTTTTGCCTCTAATGTCTGTGTGGTACTACTAGTGACAGTGACCTGCCGACTTTTGACCCCCCCGCCAGCCTAGCCGAGGTCTATACTAACCTTAATTTCCCCAGCGTGTAAGTGCATCTGCTTATCGGCTGGCTTGAAGCCAGCCCGATCGAGTATGTCCTTGCTAGCTTCTAGCTGGACATACTCGGACTTAGCGCCTCGCGCTAAGTTAAGCAGCTTGGAGGCAGCTACCGTAGCATGTAGACCGAGGCTCTCACCGACTCTTGTCATCATGTACTGCTGCACATGCGGCTGTCGCAAAGCCTTACTGGCACTCACTCTCCCGGCTTCGCCCTCTGCGTATCCGGCTTTGCCAGCCGCTTCCTTGATGCTACACCCATCAGCTACGAGCGTATCCACCAGAGCCATCTGTTTATCGGTTAGTATCTTAGCTACTGTCATGTTCAAACCTGACTGTTGCCCCCCCTGTGTTCCCCCCCAATGTGGCCTCGTTGTCAACCCCATGTCAACCACATATTTTACACATGTCACACAGGTCTTGTGCGACATGGCTCACATGTTGGCTGTCCCTGCCGTGCACTCGTTGGTCTGCCCTTACTTGCTCATTGGGCATATCACTTCTCCCATCAACAGCCGCTCCACCCCCGCCAGCAATGCCTAAACCAATCATCAGGTGGCTACCGATCTCAACAGGCCAGCCGCACCCGGTCTACGTTTGTGCGTACTCTCTGGCTGTCTTCTTCCGTGGTGGCCTGTGGATATCGGCGGCCGGTCCAGCCCCGCCGGGCTGGGCGGCCTGTATCCACCTGTGATTGGAAGGCATTGTAAGGCGGGAGTGGCCCGCCTGTAGATAGGAGAAGAACCAATGACCAAGCAAGTTCAGACCAACGGTTTCGTCAAAGACACCCAGCGCATGTTCACCATGTCGGACAAGACAATCAATAAATCACTTCAGTATCATGTTACAAAGGGTTTCATCGGACACCTTGAGTGGAGCATCAACAACAAAGAAGAGATCAAAGAACGCTACACCAATGAAGCTCGTGACATGATCGCCAACAAGAACGGAGATGTTGAAGGCGCACCGACCTTCGATGAAGGTCGTCTTATCCAACTGGAACAGGATTGGCACTGGCACAACGATCAGCAAGCAGTTGCTGAAGACATGCTGGCTTACTTCAAACAAGCATCAGAGCAACTCTTCCCAGAGCAACATGAGGCTTCAAAGAAAACAGCAGAGTCAGCTATCGACTTCTTCAAGGCTAGCGCATAACGCGCTAGCCCAGCCTCGCAGCTTCGGCTGCGGGGCTTTTTCTCTGCCGGTATGGCCCTGCATCTGGGAAGGCATAACCAGCCAGAGTAAATCAAAGCTGCACGGTTCAAATACTGTGCAAGAATTTTGTTCTTGATTAAATACAAAGGTACTGCATACTTGCAGTAGGAGGTAAATCAATGAATATCATCGGTAATATACTCATCGGAATCGGCATGTTCGCTCTGATTTTTGGCACATCAATGGCAGAGCCAATGGATGATAGCGCCTTCTTCTTTCAGATCGCATGTCTTATCGGCGGCATATGTGTCGCCTTCATCGGCGGCATTGTCCGCACAATGGCTGAGTAGCCAACAAGGAGAACCAAAATGGACGGAACTATTGTCAAAGAAGACCTGTGGCATTTCCCAGTTGAGATGTGCAGCTTACACGCATCGTCAATCCACACTGACAATCTTGAGGTGCCAGAAAATATGGCGCGTGCAATCGTGCGCACTGACACCAATCAAGTGCTGGGTGTTCACGGAAAAAAATACAAGCCAATCACCAACATGACTGTCGTCAATGCAATGGTCGATGCAGTGCATGAGTCAGGCATCAGCCGTGACTATGACTTGACCATCGACTCACTCGACGGCGGAGCCAAGATGCGTGGTCGATTCTTGTTCAACGATCTGGTCATCGAACCTGACGTTGGCGATGTCATCAAGCACGAGATCCTGTTTTACAACAGCTACGATGGTAGCTGGGCGTTCCAGCAGACTAGCCGTGGACACAGGGTCTGGTGCAAGAATGGCTGTAGTAACGCCATGACTGTAGCTAACACATGGGCCAAGCACACCACCAATGTGAATGTCAAAGGCAGCACAGCCAAGATTGTAGCTGGCCTTGAGACATTCATGCAGGACAAAGATGTGTACAAAAGCTGGATGACAACCAGCGTTGATGACGAGACAGCTTTCTTGTTCTTCAAGATGAAGCTGTGTCGTTACCCAACACAGGATGCCAGCATCAAGATCAACGAGCGTCGTTACGAGCAGCTTTGCCGCCAGTGGAACAAAGAGAAAGTTCAACTCGGCAGCAACAAGTGGGCCTTGTACAACGCTTGCACCCATTGGGCTACGCACACTGGTGACACAAACACACCACACGTTGCTAGCCGCAACCGTGAGAACCTGCTTATCAAAGCACTCAAGCCAGCCAACTGGCACCTTGCATAGGAGACAGTATGTCAACACCATTCATCGTACTCGTAGAGGGGGCCATCGGCCTCCTCGACAGAGCCAGAGACAACATCAACGACACAGGCAAAGATGCCTTTCGTTATGAGGTAGAACACGCTCTGTACACACTCAACGGAATCAAAAGCAAATACCACGAGTCGCTTGACAGATTCGTTGCAGAACCAATCGAACCATCAATCAAGGAGGTCAAGTGATGTCGCTCATGCAGCAACGCCACTTTGAATACATCGCAGACAATGTGGCACCACTCTTGCCGTGGCCAGCAAAAATACAGGACATGGCTGACAAGCTAGCTGCAACCAACCCACGCTTTGATCGCAAGAAATTTATAGATCGCGCGACCAAAGCATGGGAAGCAGCCAACCCAATGGAGGAGTTGGATGACTACATTCCACACCTTGAGCCGTGAGTTCTATGAGTGCCGTGAGTGCGAAGCACACATAGAACACTATCATGATCTCAAACATTATAGCGAAGACAGCGGGGGCTTCTGCCCCTGCTGCGATAGTGACGATCTCAAAGTGATGACATCGTACATAGTTTACCAACAAGTGTGGGCCACCGATGAAGTGGATGCCGCCAACACTGCAATGGAGCTAGACGAATGGCATACCATTACTGGTACGGTCTCGTAATAGACCCAGATTTTGACACCATGTTTACTGGCCCGATAGATCTCAAGTTCCAAGAGGAGCCATATCAAGGAGGGCTTACACAAGGCAGCGAGGTACACATCAGGAAAGCTGTAATTAAAAATCCACCACTCGGAAAACATTCTGTATGGCCGGAAGCAAGGAGAACAGAATGGAGAACCTAATGCGATACGAGATGTATCATTACTTGATGGACTCAATCGCCACACACTTTGAAACACAATTCAAAGTCGGCCCATTATCTGAGCAAGAGTTACGCAGGTTAGAATACAAACACGATGCCTGTGTCATGTTCATCAATCAACAGCTAGGAGGCACCAGTGACTGATAAAAAAGAAAAGCTGTGGGTCTACGACACATGGCAATACTTTGAAATTTGGGCAGAAACTGAAGAAAAAGCAGAAGAGCAAGCCTATCAGATTGGCCGCGAAATTGGCGTCGATCTAAGACTTGTAGATAATTATCTGGAATATCAGGAGAACACCAATGATGGATGACCTTTTCGAGACGCCAGCTTATAAGCTGGTTCGCCGTGACGACCCAAGCACTAGCCATGATGCTGCTGAGCAGCTTGATGTAAACAAGATGGAACGTGTTGTATTGGCTGCAATCACCAGCTTTGCAGACAATGGATGCATCTCTGACGATGTGCTGCGCATCCTTCCCGGCTATCGCTACAGCACAATCACTGCCAGATACAAGCAACTCAAAGAGAAAGGCTTGATCTTTACCGACCACCGCAAACGCAAGGGCGAATCTGGTCGGCAGCAGCTAATCATGTGGGCCAAAGAGTTCTACGTTGAAGAAGATTGACATGACTGCAAGTATGCAGGACTATCCCTGCATGAAAAGCTACATGACAACGCTCAAGAACAGAGCAAAGCGCCACCGAATATCACTCAAGGATGCGTTCCTTCAAGCTGGTGTTCGAGACTCAACCTATTATAGAGCCAATCAAGGCAAGGAGTTACGCTACGAAACCGCAAAACTAGTGTTCGATTACATTACCGATGCCAGCAAGAAACAGACGCACAAAAAAGAAACTTAATCAGGGCAAGGCACAAACATGCGAAGCATGTGGTGCAGTGACACCTTGGTTTGTCTGTCCAGTAGCATCGATCAACCCGCCGTCATGGTACACAATCTGCCTTGACTGCTATCAGGAGAACCAATGGCAAACAAAAATCGCGACAAGGGAAACTACCACGAAAGGTGGTTCGTCAACTGGCTCCAAGAACTTGGCTTCACAGCCAAACGCCAGCCCCTATCAGGAGCACTCGGCGGAGAATACTCCGGCGACATCATCTGGAAACTCGGACGACTTGAGTTGGTGGTGGAAGTAAAATACAGAGACAAGTCAAACTTCCCCAACCCATTCACCGTTGTGCGTGACGTTGCATTTTACAAACGCAAAGTCGGCACACCAAAGACGCTTGTTATCTTTGACGGTGATGTGTTTGAGCGTGACATCGCTCCGTTACTAACCAAAAAGAAACGAGCATCCAAAGCAGAGTTATCTGAAGAATGGATGCCAACCGACAAGCAACAGGCTACACTCAATGATTTGCTAGGAGTGGAGATAAACCATGACATTGAAGCCACTAAGTTCCGCGATCACCACAGGTCGAAAGGGAACACATTCAAACGACCAGACCTTGCCTACAAAAAATGGTGTACTAACGCCGTTGAGTGGGGAACAGCAGCAACGAGCGGTGGCTCGGCTAATGGAGGTCGGAGATCCAGCAGAGGTGGACAAGAATCTGGTCACTTCGCTGGCCTCATTACCGGGCTTGACGATTTCTAGTGTAGAACGCACCCGCTTCCCTCGTGATGCCGATGTTCAGATTACATTGCTACGCTACGATGTGCATGTGACTGACGAGGCATCGCTAGACCGTGCGTTAAACGCCGTTCAAGCGTCACTGACGCCCCTTCCTGACAAACAGATAGGTGAGCAGCTAACTATGCTGGCAACGCTTGTAGTGAAGCCAGCAGGGGAAACTGCCAAAGATCAAGCAATCAGGATCAAGTCACTCACCGCTCAGTTGATAAAGTATCCTGCGGACATCGTGTTGTATGCCGTCCAGAAGGTCGGGGAGTCGTGCACCTTCTGGCCGGCATACGCCGAGTTCCACAAACACGTTG